AAGGATACATAAATACATTGAGAGGTTATAATGGCTTTAAATTTTCCTACATCACCTAGCAATGGTGCAACATATACTTCAGGATCAACTACATGGCAGTACGACGGCACTGCTTGGAATGTAGTAGGCAATACATCATCTGTATCTTTACCTAATAACTTTACAACTATCGGCGATGTATCAGCTACTATACCTGCAGATTCATTGACTTTTACAGCAGGATCTAATATTACAATTACTCCAGATGCTGCATCTAAAACTATAACTTTTGCAAGCACCGGCGGCGGTGGAGGTGATGGCGAAGGAGAAGCTAATCAAAATGCGTTTTCTACTATTTCTGTTGCAGGTAATGACGCAGTTGAAGCAGATGACGTCACAGATACTGTGACTTTTGTTGCTGGGTCAAACATGACTATTACAACAGACGGTACTACAGATACTATTACTTTTGCAAGTATTGGCGGTGGAGGCGGTGGAGCAACAACATTTAGTGGACTGACAGATGCTACAACAGCAGGACTAAATGTATCTGATATCTACGAACCAGCACTATTGATGTTTAGAGTAGATAATGATTCTGCTACTGCATATAGGTTTTTAAATCATTATGGTGCTGCAAACAATCCAACTATCTATGTGATTGGTGGTGCAACTGTCGCATTTGATTTAACACTAATACCCGGTCATCCATTTGCAATACAAGATAACACTCTTACTGAAATTTCTACAGGACTTGTTCATGTAGGAGAAAATGGAACAATAAGTTTAGATGCAAATGCACAAGGCAAAGATACTGGTGTATTGTACTGGCGTGTGCCTGAAAATCCTGCTTCTACTACATATGTATATCAATGTAGATCACATGCAAGTATGTTTGGAACAATTACAGTTAAAAGATTAAGTGTTATTTGATAAACTTTTGATCATTGAATCTAAATCTCTTCTCAACTCTAATGATTTTTTTACTTTTTCTCTAGCTGCAAGAGGATCTGGATTTAATGTGCTGTGTGCATCGTCTATTAATTGAATTTCATTTTTGAAATCAGCCAACATAGATTGATATTTACGTTTTTGGACAGGGTCTTCTATACTATTAATTGCTTTGGAAAACCTATTCACATCATCTATATATCTTTGTGAATTAGAAATTTTCATTAGAATCTATCAGTAGTAATCACTACTCTCTCATCATTTTCAATATGACCGCTATTAGCCTCAGTCACACTACCGTTGGATGTTGTACATTCTAAACTATAAGGTGTAGCAGGCAAACATTCTAACACTGCTCCTTCTTTAACTTCACTTTGAAAAATTTTTCCATCTTTGTCTATCCATCTAAATTGAAAAACACCTGCATTTACAAAATAACTTTTTGCAGTTTGTAAATTCATTACAAATGGAGTTTTACCCGGCTTTTGAAAAACATATATTTTTGCTCCATAGTTTTCTTTTTTTGCCCACGTAAGTTCGTATCCCCAATCTTTTTCTTTTACATTATCTGTGCTTTGTTTAGTTTCTGACATATCTACTCCAATAAATCAATTAATTTAAAAACTGTTTCTAATTTTGTTTGGTTAACCTTATTACTTAGTGTGTTCCTTAGTCCGTGATGCAAAGGTTTGGGCCAATTGTTAAAACTTACCCAGGCATAACCGTCATGTTCATAGTTTAATTTTGGAATAAATTCTTCAGGTACAACACACAAATATGTATGGAAACTAAATTTTGTATCGTTAGATATAAATGTTTCTAATGGGATTGTTTTTTTAATTTCTATATCGCCTATTTCTTCTTTAATTTCTCTACATAACCCAGTCCAAGGAGATTCAGAGTCTTCAGTGGTTCCTCCCACTAATCCCCACAACTTGCTTTGTTTTCCTTGTGTCCTGTGTAAAAATAGGAAGCGTTTTGTATCCAAACTATAGAATAACGCTCCGCTACAAACTATTTCATTCATACAAATAGTTATCTTAGTATTTTAGACGCCACGTTCCTCTTGGATATTCACCTTCAAATGATAGTATCCATTCACCGTTGTCCCATTTGTATTGCACTCCGGTATTTAAATTGGTTGTATATGCAGTATCTTCGTAATTAGATGAATCAAAAACAACAGACCATGCTGTTCCTGACCACTCAACTATGTCGTTTGCACCAGCAACAAAATCAGTACCATCATTATTTTTCCAATCATCTGCTCCATCTTCATTACCTGCATCACCTATACCTTCACCTAGTAATAATACTCTTGTGCCAGCTGTCTTAAAATCTACAGGACTTGTCTTTGTAGGATCTATTATGTAGTGAATTTTGTTATTATCACCATTAGGACCTGTCAGTATTGTATCACTAGGTAAAGTATCTGCGTCCCAGTTAACAATTAGTTCAGTGCCATCTTGTGTGTTTATTGCTACTGTGCCAGCAACTTCTGACTCTAAATCTTTCCTTGCCAACCTTAATTCTGTTATACCTGATTCAAAAATTTCTGGAAATGCTTTTATGTATGTTTCCCAAAGCATACTTCCGACAACACCTTTGTTTATTATTTTTGCAGTATTGCCCAAAACAAGTAATCCTGCATCTCTATATGAATTAGCAATTACAAGTTCTGTATTTTCTTTAAATGCACCTCGATTGTTCTTTATACGGTCTACTTCACCCGTTGGTGTCACGTAAACATTTGTTCTAATGTCTGCACTAGGAAAAGAATCATCAGCATATGCTTTTGTTTGTGGACGAGAGTTTGCTAATTCTATTGTACCTTTGCTTTCATCGTAAATACTTTGTACAATTTTAGTGACAACACCTAGTCTTTTTACTTTGGTAGGAGGTGAAATATATATAGGTGTTGTAAATCCTAAAGTAGCAACATCAATTTCTGATTCTGTGCCAACAGGTATGCTACGAGAACTAAACTGTATATTACCAAGATTTACTACACTTAAACTAGTCCAATCAACATAGTTATCTGTAGTTTGTATTTCTAAACTTGGATTGAACAACATCAAAACTTGTTCCATAATTTGTAATTTTTGATCTGTGTTGCTTGTCCATAAATCAACATTTACACTCAGTGTATATGGGGTTGGCATAAGACGTTCTACTGTGTAATTTTTACCTTCAGTTTTTAAATATTCTTTGCCTTCAGAGTCGTATGCACGTTCTCTAATATTCAATTTGTTTACATAGCTGGCATCACTTAACCGTGCTGTATCCATTTCTAAACCTGTGACATATACAGCCATACGCGGCGCACTAGGTATTTTGTTTTCTGAATTGTCACGTAGGATGTGTCCGACTTGACGAGTAATGTCTCCGTACATTACAGGAATTTCTGTAAGTTTTCCGTCACCATCTTTATAAGAAAAATTACTCATCAATCTTACAATTTGTGTGATGTATCTTCTTATTTGTCCGTCATAAAAATGTTGCATTAGTTATCTGCCTTAGGTCTTAGTGCTTTTGATAGACTCTGTCTTTCTTTAACTTCTTCACCACCAATTTCATCTGTATTTGTGTTATTAATGAATGTACCCTTTTGATGGCTTCTTGTATTTGTGTTTGTAAGAGTCATTCTTGCAGCATCTTCTTGTTTGACCCAACGAGTGCCGTCGTATCTAAATAATCTATTAGGCATAAAATCTGTCCTTAAATAAAAGTCTCCTTCTACACTACCTGTAGGAAAACTTATACCGTGACCAAATACTTCACCGTTTGTTGGTATACCATCTCCTAAAAGATACCCTTGATAACCAGATCTTTCTGGAGTTTGCATAACTCTATCTGCTAATTCGTTTTGAGTACTAGCATCTAATTGGTTTGTATCTGTAGTGACTATTTCAACTTGTCCGTTTTCGTCTGTTTGCAAACTAAAGAAATGATTAGTGTCATAACCAGATTTTGCAGCATCTGCTTCTGCCTGTTTTACAACTGCATCATTTATTTGCATTTCTTTTTCATATGTAGATAGCAAATCTCGTAAAGTATTTCCACCTGGGTTTTCTGCCTCTGCTGGTAAATCAAGTATTTCTTTAAATTCTTGCGAATCAACAATCTGTTTCAATTTAATTCTGTATAAATGTGGATACCAAGTAGGCGAAAATCCCTCTGCAGCTCTGTTTACATCTTCTACAACATAGTATCTTTTCAAAGCCACTGAATAGTCATTAAGTGCATATTCGTCTTTTAGATGAGGCAATTCTATTACATCACCAGCCATAATTTTTCTACCAAGTGTTTTGACACTGCTATTGATATGTATTGTCATAAAAAGTGTATCATTTGATAAGAATAAACCAAACTGACTCATATTGAAGTCAATATCTTGCACATTGTAGATACCGCGCATACTGTAGATATCAGGATCATATTTACGATCTCTGTTTTCCATAAACAACATATCTTGTATGTTAGTTTCTTTTACTGCATCATAACGAGGTTGATCTGCTGTAGCGTCTGCATCATCTGGGTTTTTTGGTCCTAAATACTTGTGTACAAAGATGTCTGTGCCGCCCACAGTGAACATTTCATAGATTCTGTTGTCTATGAATTCATAATCTTTGCCTTTCTCTGGTTTATATAGCGATAGTCTTGGCATACACATATTTAGCGTAAGATAAATACTTGTGGAGAACTTTTCATATGGCCACACTTAAAACAAAGAAACAAGAAGTATTTGACTATGTAAACGCAATGTTAGGCGGAGGAATGGTCGATGTTGAACTAGATCCAGTTCATTATGAAACTGCTTTAGGAAAAGCATTATCAAGATTCAGACAACGTTCTGATAATTCTGTAGAAGAAAGTTATTTCTTTATGCCTACAATAGTTGATCAAAACGAATATACACTACCAAATGAAATTGTAGAAGTTAGAAGAATATTTAGAAGAAGTATAGGATCACGCACAGGTGGTGGAGACGGTGGCACACTATTTGAGCCGTTCAACTTAGCCTATACAAACACATATTTGTTGGCAAGTTCCAATATGGGCGGACTTGCTACATACGATTTCTTTTCCCAATATCAAGAATTAGTAGGTAGAATGTTTGGATCATTTATAGAATTTAAATGGAATACTGCTTCAAAAAAACTTACAATTTTACAACGTTCACGCACTGAAGAAACACTGCTACTTTTATGTTATAACTACAGACCAGATGACCAATTATTAGATGACTATCTTGCAAAGCAATGGATCAAAGACTACACAGTTGCAACTTGCAAATATATGCTAGGTGAAGCAAGATCTAAATTTGCAACAATCGCAGGACCACAAGGTGGCGGACAATTAAATGGTGATGCTCTAAAAGCAGAAGCGCAAGCTGAAATGGAAAAACTTGAACAAGAAGTTAGCACAGCAGTACCAGGCGGTGTAGGCTATGGATTTACCATAGGATAATGGCAGAGTTTAGCCACAAAGAAGCCCATAGGCTTTTTTGGATGGTTAAAGGTCACTTTGGCGCAAGCGAGCAAACTATATTAGAATCAGCACCTGGATACTTTAAGCGTATGTGGAACAATAACGAAGCATATCAGCACGAAGACGGGTTTGAAGAAGCCTACCAAAAAGTACTTGACAAAACAAAATAAAAGTTATATACTATATATTATTTGAAGGATTTCTTATGATTATAGGTATTTGTGGTTTGATAGGTTCAGGAAAAGGCACTGTTGCTGACATCCTTGTTCAAGACTATAATTTTACAAAATTATCATTTGCTGACAGGCTAAAAGACGGTGTAGCTTCTGTGTTTGGTTGGGATAGATCAATGCTAGAAGGCGAAACTGAAACTAGTAGAGCCTGGAGAGAAGAAAAGGATCCTTATTGGTCTGCAGAGTTAGGAAAAGACATTAGTCCAAGACTTATACTGCAACTGTTCGGAACAGAATGTATGCGAAACGGCTTCTATGATGGAATATGGGTAAGTTTAGTTAAGAAGCATATTGTTGACAATCCTAATAAAAATTTTGTTATTCCAGATGTACGTTTTGAAAATGAAGCAAACATGCTTAAAAGCATACATGGAGAAATATGGCGTGTAAGAAGAGGTCCTGATCCTGTATGGTTTAGAATGTATACAGACTTAGGTCAAGAACCTACAGATGTACATAAGTCTGAATGGGCTTGGGCCAATGTAAAATTCAACAAAGTTATAGACAATAATGGTACATTATTACAACTTAGAAGTCAGGTAAAAGGTCACCTTGCTTCCAGCGTACACCTAACTTCTGCATAATTCTTTGACAATTAGCACAAATAGTTTTCAAATTGCTAGGTCGGCAATTTGTTAAATCTCCGTCTATATGAAAGACATTAAATTGTTCATTATGTTTGCTTTTGAAGCCACACTTTTCGCAAAACTGTTTCTTTTCATAACCACTCATTTTCCATTTAGGAATACCGTGTCCTACACCATTGCGTAAACAGGTTTCACATTTTTTCCTATAGAAAACTTTTTTTCCTTTGCGATAATTAATAGCCGCAGGCCGTTGTCCACATACACATAAAGGTCTCATATTGTATTTACCTCACCTTTTTGATCCCTTTTTGAATGTAATTTGCGGTATATTTTTAAAATAATATGCTAAATAATAATAACAAGTTTATGTCCACAATAGGAGAAAAAGAATGGCACTAGTATCACCAGGCGTACAGGTTTCAGTAATAGACGAAAGTTTTTACACCCCAGCTGAACCAGGTACAACACCAATGATTTTTGTTGCAACAGCAACAAACAAGACTAATGCAGCAGGAACAGGTACAGCACCTGGAACTACAGCTGCAAAAGCAGGAACACCATACCTACTAACTTCACAAAGAGATTTAGCAGATACATTTGGTGATCCAATATTTAAAACAGACACTAACAATAATCCAGTGCATGGCGGCGAACTAAACGAATATGGTTTGCAGGCTGCATATTCATACTTAGGTGTAGCGAATAGAGCATGGGTAGTGAGAGCAGATGTTGACCTTGCAGAATTAGAACCTTCTGCTACAGCTCCTGCAGCTCCTCCAACTAACGGAACTTATTGGTTAGACACACAAAATTCTTTATGGGGAATACAAGAATGGAATGGTAAATCTGTGCTTGAAAGCGGTCAAACATTTACAAATAAAGTGCCAGTTGTAATTTATGACACAGCAGAATTAAGCAATACAGGAAGTCTTTCAACTAACGGTTATTCAGGAAACATTCCAGCATCTAGCATAGGTGTTGTAGGTCAGTATGCAGTAGTTGCTGCTGATAGTACACTTATTAGAGTATTTTACAGAAACAGTGCAGGTACTTGGGTGCTTGTTGGAAGCGATGCGTGGACTAAGAGCTGGCCAACTATTAAAGGCGGAGCAAGTAATCCTACATTTAGTATTTCTAATTCAATTTCAATTAACGGTACTAGTGTTTCTATTGCAAGTTCAGATACAGTCACAGACGTTGCGGCTACAATTAACGGACTTTCTATACCAGGTGTGACGGCAGCTGCTGTTGAATCTAAATTAGAAATTTATAGTGACGGAACAGGCAGTGCATCAGAAGACTCAAGTGCAGGCGGAGAAATATTGATAGGCGGTAATGCCACACTACTAACAGAACTAGATATAGATGCTGGTACATATTATCCACCAGCAGTACAGATCAGTAAACACACTAGCATTCCAGAATGGAAAATTGGTGACGATGTTGGTATTCAAGGAAATCCACCTACAGGAATAAGTGCAAGACCTACAGGAAGTGTATGGTTAAAAACAACTACTCCTAATTTAGGTATGTCACTTTCATTGAAAAAATGGAATGACGGCACAGGTTTATGGGAAGCTATTACAGTTCCTGTATATGATGACAATGTAGCAGCAATATATGGATTAGATTCCACAGGAGGTGGTACTAATTTATTAGCAGGTGATGTTTACCTACAATCAAATGTTGCAGGTGATAGTTCTCCTTTAGGAACTTTCAAACTACAAAAAAGATCATCTGCAGGTGCAACTACTATTACAAGTGCTAAAATTACAGCAAGTACATTTAGTAGTTTTGTAGGTGCAAAAAGTTTCACAGTAGAAACTACATCACCAACAATAGCAACTTTTAGACCAGCTAAAACAATTAGTATTACATTTACAGGTGCAGTTGCAGATTCAACTTTACTAGCAGGTGCAATTAACGATGCAAATATCGATCGTGTAAGTGCAAGTGTTGACAGTGCAAACAGAGTTGTTATTACACACAGCACAGGCGGAGATATCAAGTTTGTTGATACTGACACAGTATTAAACACAGCAGGATTTACACCATTTGTTGACGCTACAGAAGGAACACCTAATTTAATTTATGTTCCTGGTACAACTGTAGACACAGATCCAAAACAATTCCAAGCAACACTTTGGTCTCCAATCAACAGCGAAGGTGCAAGATTCTACACTGCAAAAGACACCGAAGTCACAGCTGTCACAGCAGATGGCAGACTTTGGTACAACTCAATTGTTGACGAAGTTGATATACTTGTACACAACGGTAGCGAATTTGTAGGATATGCATATGATGGATCTAGCGGACAAAGTTCTACTAAATCACCATTCTATGACAATGGAACAGATCCAGCAGGACCAATTGTAAGTGCTACTAAACCACTGCTACAAAGCGATGGTACAGCTCTTGCTACAGGCGACCTTTGGATTGACACTTCAGACATTGAAAACTATCCAACAATCTATAAATTCAACAATAACAGAACAGATCTTGCAATAGCTGATAGATGGTTTTTAGTTGACAAAACAGACCAAACTACAGAAGATGGTATATTATTTGCAGATGTTAGATATAATACAGCAGGTAATAATTCAGATACTGCTGGTGATATTGATGATTTACTTTCAAGCGATTTTGTTGACCCTGATTCACCAGATCCAGCACTATATCCAAAAGGTATGCTGTTATGGAACTTACGTAGAAGTGGATTCAATGTTAAGAAATATGTAAAAAATTATATTAACACAGCTCAAAACAACACAAGATACGGTGCAGGAACAGGCGAATCTATGGCAGGATATGATGCAGATAGATGGGTCACTGAAAGTGCTAACCAAGAAGACGGTTCAGGTACTTTTGGACGTAAGGCACAACGTAAAGTTGTTGTACAAGCTCTACAAGCACTAGTTAACTCCAATGAAGAAATTAGAGATGACGAATCAAGATTGTTTAACTTAATGTCATGTCCTGGTTATCCAGAATTGATTGGTGAAATGAAATCTCTAAATTATGACAGAGGTTTAACAGCATTTGTACTTGGAGATAGTCCATTTAGACTAACACCTGATGCAACATCTTTAAATAACTGGGCAACTAACCAAGCACTTGCTCCAGAAGATAACGATGACGGTTTGGTCACATCAGACCCATACCTAGGTGTTTACTATCCAGCAGGATTTACAAGTGATAACTTTGGAAACAATGTTGTTGTTCCATCAAGTCATATGATGATGCGTACTATTGCATTAAGCGATCAAGTATCGTTCCCATGGTTTGCACCAGCAGGTACAAGACGTGGTGGCATTACAAATGCAACATCTACAGGTTATATTAACAGTGAAGGTGAATTTGTTTCTACTGCACTTAATGAAGGTCAAAGAGATACACTGTATGCAAATGCAGTTAACCCAATTACATTTATTACAGGAGCAGGATTAGTTGCATTTGGACAAAAAACAAGACAACTTGCAGCAAGTTCACTAGATAGAATCAACGTAGCAAGACTAGTTATCTACTTACGTAGTCAGCTTAATACACTTGCTAAGCCTTACTTGTTTGAACCAAATGACAAGATTACAAGAGATGAGATTAAACAAGCTGCTGAAAGTTTACTATTAGAACTAGTAGGCCAAAGAGCATTGTATGATTACCTTGTAGTTTGTGATGAATCAAACAATACACCAAACAGAATTGATAGAAATGAACTACACCTAGACATTGCTATTGAACCTGTTAAGGCTGTTGAGTTTATTTACATTCCACTAAGACTTAAAAATACTGGAGAAATAGCAGGACTGTAAGATTGATAAATACTTATAGATTAGGAGCAAATTAAATGGCAATATCAACACTATCAAAAATTAC